TAGCCCAGCACATCCCAAAAACGAATGCCGTCATAACCGGCCGCACGAATGCGATCTAACTCCACCCGCACGTCATCCGGTCGACGCACATACGCACTGAACGCTTCTCCAAAGTGGCACAATACCGGCAACACATAGCCGTTGTCGTCGCGATACGTAAGATGATCCACACGCAGTTGACCGACGATACCCCCAAATGCCGGCGCAGGCGGTGCAGGAACCGGCACGCCATACCATCCGCACACAATCGCCAGACATGCACGACGCGCGGCGTCAGGTGCGACACCATTCTGACGATAGATGCCATACGAGCATCCAATATCTACGCACTCCGTTGCGTATGAGGCGTCAGGGTTGTGCGCATCCATGATCGGCTTCACTACGTCATGGAGCGCCACAATTTCATCACCCGTCACGTCTACGAGAGGCTGCGGCGGCGGGACGTCACAGAAATGCGGTTTCAAGTCAAACCATACGGTGCACAAATACTGAACCGACGTGACCGCATCCGCATGGGGCTGATTGACTGCCCGACGGCGACCATACCATGTGCCTGCGTCGAGATGCGACAGTTGACGCAAATCGCGATCCGACTGCGCGGTTTCGATCATGAAGGAGATGTTTTGCTGCAGATCAATCTTCTCATCATCGGTGACGAACGTGATATCGATAGCCATGTGTGATTCCTTTACCGTGAGTAATGTGCGGTGGCGGAGGGTTTCCAGACGCCGTTCAGATTTCGAATACCGTAGCGATTGATAGGATCTCCATCAACACCATCGTTGAGTTGATAGAGATATGCACTTTCGACATTCTGCGATGACCAGAACTGCCAATCTTCGCGAACATACTGCGCGACTTCTGCATCCGTGTACGGGCGCAGCGGCCACCACCCCCACCGTTTACGCGGGCCGGTGTGGTATCCAAATTCTGTGACGGCAATTGTGACGTCTCCGACAATTTGTCGCAGCGCATCGACTTCCTGTTCGCGATTCGCGAATCCCGAATGTGGCTTCTGACTGCCGCCGGTGGTTTCAGGATAGCGATGCACACTCACATAGCGCGGCGTCGGCGTCATCAGTTTCCATGCGGTGCGCAACCACGCTAATGCTGACTTATTGAGGTTTGAGATACTGCCTGCAAACAACAGCACGTTTCGCTCGTATGCGGTCTCTGCGACACGATTCCACGCTTCCGCATATTGCGTGGGGGAGAACCCATTGAGATCGGGTTCGTTATAGAACTCGACACGTTCGCAGGGCTTCGCAAGCACGACTTGGTTCTCGCGCATGATCCACAGCGGGCAGATGTTGCCGACGCGCATCTCGTTCATGAGTGAGCGTAGTGCATGCGGATCTGAGACAGGCATCAAATCCTGTCGCACTTCGGTAAACCGATGTGCGTCGATACCCGCTAACTCATGAGCGAGGGTTTCTCCGAATCCCGCATTGAGGCCGCAGCGTAGAGCAGGGAGCGTAGAGTGACGTGATGGCATAGACACCTATTCTATCATGATGGAAGCACTAATGCATTCGTTAGTATATAGGTTATACGTATTCGGGTTCTGTGATAGACTGCGGATGTTCGGCAATCGCACTGCGAATCTCCGCGGCAACGGTAAAGGCCGAGACACGTTGCGTGAGCGCGTCATCATACGATGCGCCAAGAATACGGTCGATCAATTCGTGCGTCTCACAGGGAATGCCAGTGGCAGGAGTGCCAACGGTAATGGTGCCGCCGCGAGCCAAAAACTCTGCCGTAGTTTCTTTGCGGAAAGGTTCTTCGTGCGTCTGATGGTGTGTGCGTGTTTTTGACATGGATGCTACTATACCGCAGGTGCGTCGTCGTGTCAAGGGGAAAATGTGGCAGAACTATAACGGCAGATAACCCTTGACGTGCTGTATGGAAACTGATAAATATATTCCAAGAAGGGGGCAATGTGGCACAGCAAGGTTTTGTTTACGAAGAAAATGTGGCGGAGTATCTCAAACCGTATAAATTAGTACCTGCGGAGTTTAAACCGGCGGGTGCTGGTCACGGTCAGCCTGACTTGATGCTCAAATATAACAAGACGAAAGCGGGTTGTGAACTAAAGATCACGGATGCCTCTGCGGGTTCTTTAGTGCTAAAGTATAACCCCAAAACAAAAAAGTGGGGGTTTGGAAATATTGATCCGGAAGAAAAAGAAAAGCAGTTTATCAAAGAGTTGGCAGAATTTGTCGGTCTGTTCAAGATCATCGGAAAGCAATGGAACAATACGCCATGGAAAGTTGATAAAGAGTTTCAAGACGCAGCATGGCAGGGGCGCGTGGGGAAGTATAAGAACAATCCACGAGCACAATACGAACGCGACCATAAACTGTTCCCTGAACTAAAGGGTTCGATTCCGGCTAAAAAAATCGAAGAGTACTACAATAAAAAAGACACATTCTATGTGAACATCGGTACGCATGGATTCTATTTGTTCGGCACTGACAATCCCCTGAAGTTGAAGAATGTGCCGTTGTTCTCGACGTCTGCGGAAGCAGGTTGGCGAGCGCGTGTGCAGAGTAAAGGCGGCGGTGCGTATCAGTTCACGTTTGAGATGAGTTTCCGTGTGCGTCAAAAATCGCCGTACAACATCGGCCCTCTCAAAAAAGGAAGCGGCGTTACGATTCAAAAGAACGATGTGGATCTTTCGTGCTTTCCGAATCTATAGTTCCTAAATAACGTACATGTCTAAGATTCCCACATTTTCAGCACACCTCGACGAAGACCTTCGCAATTGGTTTGGTAAAGGGAAAGAGGGAGGCGTCGGTGGCGGCGGATGGGATCGGTACAACACCAAAGGTGAGCGCATTGGGAAATGTGGCGACGCGGAAGACCGCGGTGGCGCCGGTGAAGGAAAACCAAAGTGTCTCTCCACACAGAAAGCGGCACAACTTCGCGCACAGGGCGGCAAACAAGCAATTGCAAATGCGGTCAAACGTAAAAAGACACAGGATCCGGTGACAGACCGAAAGGGTACCGGAGGCGCACCACGACCGGTTAGTAATCGAATTGACGACGCCACTATTGTTGAAAAGAATACGCCCACCAACCCTGCACTGTGGTCGAAAGCAAAAAGCCTCGCAAAATCAAAATTCGACGTATACCCGTCTGCGTATGCCAACGGGTGGGCGGCTAAGTGGTACAAAGAACATGGTGGCGGGTGGTCGTCTGAGCAGCATGAGGCGACGTCTCCTGCGCAACAAGCGGCTATTGCGATTGCAATGAAGCGTGCCGGAAAAACACCCGCGCAAGAATCGAACACGCCTGCGGATCGTGAGTGGGGCACGGATTCACTCGTCAAGATCTACAAGCACGATACGCCGGGCCAATCCGAAGCATGGGAACGCAATCCCAACTGTCAACAGTGTGGCCATAAACTGTCTTCAAAAGAGTTTCAGCGTGGTGACCGCGTGTGCGCAAAATGTGTCGCGCACAACAAGGGGCGCGTGTGGGGTAAGGATAGCGACGACGAATACGAAGAGCAGATAGATGTGGTGCCGATGCGTTCGATGAACGAGCATATCGTCAAAGTGAAAGATGGGTACCGACTCGTTTCTAAACAGACGGGGGAAAATCTCGGTACCTATCCGACTAAAGCGCAAGCGGAAAAACGCGATCGCCAAGTGCAATATTTCAAACAACAGGAGCATACTACCATGTCAGTGCCTTCTTTCAAAGATCATCTCCGTGAACAACCCGAAACCGTCGAGGTCAAACCTGCACTGCCGGGCCAGTACGTTTCCGAAGTGGGCCCTCCGGGCATGGAAGATTGGATTCGCAAGAACAAGGCGCGGTTCCGTAAAGAGTATGGCGACCGCGGTGACGAGGTGCTGTATGCGACTGCGTGGAATCTCTATCACAAAGGCAAGTCGGAATCTGCAAAAGATGTGCGAATGCACGAAGACGTCAACGGCGATGACGATACGTCAATGGCGCATGCACAACTGTCGTCGTTAGTCGCTCGGGCGGATGCGCTGAAGCAGATGCTCGCAACAGCGGGTGAACTGCCTGCATGGGTGCAGGCAAAGATTACGGATGCGGATTCCAGTATTCTTGCCGTGCATGATTATCTGAAGTTCAAAGGGTAGACGTTCCGTCTACCCGTTACACATAGTTCAAACGCGTCAGCGCGAGTAACGTATTTTCTAACGGCTCCGTACGGATCGGCATCGGTACGACTGTCGATCCGCCTCCCTGCACATTCACAATTGGCGCCATCGTCGGCGCATTCATTACCATCACATTCTGCCCTTGTGACGTGAGTGCACCAGTCAGTGTACTGACGGGGAAGGCGTTGCGATTCACACTCGGTTCCACATTGAATGAGGATAAGAAATCCGCGCTACTCTGCATACGACGTGCGCCTTCTTTACTACCTGTCGCAAAACCCGTCATTCGATTGACGGCACTGATATCAGTCAAATCTCCAGTTTTCCCCGCCCGCATTTTATAATATGCCGCCACCACTTGAGCGCCGATAATGGGGTCGTTGACCAAATCTGGTTGCGTAACGAGATCGACACCAATCATATCACCGACGCGCTTATAATTGTCTTTTCCTGTCAGTTGGATATAACCACGACCTCGATATAAGAATCCTTCACTACTCGCATTTCCCATTCGGCCACCGTACAGAAGATTGCCGATGGCAACAGGGCCTTGTGCAACAATTTTTTCCGCATCCTTTATTGTTTTCAAACGAACTTTATTGCCAAATTTATTTCCCACACCAAACAATTCAAACAATCGTTGAGGGCTATAATTCAGCGACTCATCTTTCAATTCAAATTGCGATTCACCCTGTATTTGAGCAAAAATGTTTGCTTGTGCCTTTGGATCAAGAATACCTTGCGACGCCAACGATTGACGCAAATTATACTGCATATCCCCGCCGCTGATTTGTGATGGTGTCATCGGCGGTGCGGGAAGCATTTCTGCTCCAAATACACGTGATGGTGTAAGTGGTGCAGGTGCGGCTTCTTTACTTGGTAATTCTTTTCCCGGTAAAAGTTCTGCGGAACCGGGTTTGAATATCCCCATTTTATTCGTTTTACTAAGATAAAATGTTGGTGAAAGAAATGCGCCACCCGGAGCATCTGGGTTCTCACCCAATGCCTTTGCTCTCTCGATGGCAAGTTTGCGACTTCTTTCTATGTTTTTAGCGTCAATTCCTGCTCCGACTGCTTGGTCTTTAACAAGTTGTGATTGCCCTTCGGTATAGCCTTTATAAGCACTATACATATCCATAACTTTTTTTACACCGTAGGCGGCCGCGGTTATTCCCAAAAGAGCCGGCGCCGCACCAAGAGCCGCAGGAATTACACCAGCAAGAGCTTCACCAAAAGGCATAATATTTTTTAATACCCCACCGATACCTTCACTGAACACTTTCAATAAATCGCTGAATATACTTCCAGACGGCGTTTTAGTGGTAGATGTAGAGGCGGAAGAAATGCTCGCCAATGTCATTCGAGGCGTTTCAATCCCCCTTTCCATCTCTCCAAAGCCTAAACGACTTTGCTCAATTGCGCGTTGCTTGTCGTTCTCTTCGTCAATGTTTTCAGCAACTCCGATTTGACGAACAAGTGTTCTATTGATCTTTTTCAGTTCACTGAGTTGTTCGAACTCAATAGGGAGACGAAGTTGGGTGGCCTCGCCACTTGCTGTTCCTGTAGGTACTCTACTGAAACTATCGCCATTCGTGTTACCGAGCGGAGAACCCCCCAACGGCGCGAAGGGAGTGCGATAGCTGCTGATGGCGCCTAATGCTCCGGCGCGGGTTCGCGCAAACTCCTTACCCACTTCCTTGGTGGTGCGCCGACGCTCAATCGAAGCGAGTGCTAACTTCGAACCCATGCGAACGACGATGTTTTGCGAACCGGCACCGCGCTCCAGTATTCCCTCACCAAGGCGCTTGACGCCTCGCGCCAGCATTCCAGCGGTGCGAACTGCGAGTCTCGATTGACGCGTGATCTCTCTCGTCAGTGCCTGCGCGGTGCTCTTTAGCACTTCTAGTTCATCTGGTGCAAGAAAGGAGTCTCTGTCAGCAAAGCTCAGAATATATTCGATTTCTTGTGTGGCGTTTCCCCACAGCCGCGGCGGAACATCTTCCAAAGTCTTCGTGACGGAGGTAATCGCTCGAAGATATCCGAACCCTGTGTCCGTCTTCAGGATTGCGGAACCTTGCTCAGAAAGAATGGTGATGAGCGTACGCAATGCTTTGGGCGACGACGGTAAATCGGCAATCTCTCGCTGCAATTCTGCTTGTCGAATCGCGGTTTTAAGTTCTGCGAATTTGGTATCTGCCATACGCGTTAGTGTTCCTATCGTCGTGCTTGTTGCGCTTGTCGTTTAGCGATTTCTTCTTGTTGTTCGAGCCACTGACGCAGTAGCACGACATATACATCTCGTTCGAACGGGAGCATATCTTCCAACTCTGTCAATGAGAATCCATGATGTTTAATCAGATTAAAGTTCAGCGTATAATAGTTGGGCAGAGTTTCGTGGCTCTGCCCTATCCGAAAAAACTGTCAAGCCCCTGTAGTGTGATCGTCTCTTCATACGCGCATTTCGGGCATCGAAACGGCACCGAATGTGAAAGTACCGGCATTGTCTGAAAAAACGCGCTCACTTTTTCTAACTGCGATACGCTTAACGATTCAATAAAATTTTGACGCTCTTGTTCCGTTTGATCGCGAAACTCATAAACGTCACCCGAGGCAGTGTACACATGTTCGATACATTCATTCAGTACGCGTAATACCGCTAATCCCGTTGACGCTTCATTGACCCATGTATCCAGCACCGCCGCGGTCGGATAGCGCAACGCCAATCCAATATCATCGGTAATCATGATCTGCTTGGTATGCCCTTCAGTCGTCTGTACTCGCACGTCGTCTAAATTGACTTGCACGGTGACGAGCGTCTTACACCGACCGTCATCATTTGCGTTGAGAAGCGGCTCTCCCTCAGAAAGACCTCGCACAATGTTCTGACACTGGAACCGCGTCTCAATGATATTGTTCACTGAGCGGGCCCGCAGTTGCAGATACAGATATTCCAGATCAAATGATGGCAGCGCATCTATATCAACCGCGTCAAACGTGCAAGCACGCAAAATCTGCTTGACGGCACTCTCGATTTCTTTTTTATCCTCACCCTGTTGTGCCATGAGCAGAATCTTTTCTTCGCGCACAAGATAGGGTCGAAACCGAACCGGTTTCGCAAGACTTAATAATTGTATGGTATATTCCGGCGTCGTCAGTTTAGGGAGTGCCATTGTGTATCACCTCAGAGAAAGTTATTATTTAATCCATCCACGGAATCGAGCTTCGTCTAATGCAGCGTCTTTCAGTGTGCCAAAAAACTTTTCAATCTTCGACGGCGTGCCGTCTTTACCACGCGAATATGCTAAGATATTATCTTCCGTATCTGCGGACAATCCCATATCCACCCAATAACTATAGTTGAATGTGACTGTTATCTGCGTGAAAGAATCCGTATCGGCCCAATTTAATGGCGTGGCTTCAATCGATGCCGGATAGAGTTGATAAAACCGATGTCGTAATGATACTTGTCGAATGGTTTGCCCAGCATTTGGGTTCGATGGTTCATTTTTGCTCAGATACGCATCTGCAAATGTTGTTGCGGCTCTTCCCAGTGTAGACGAACCGTTCAGCGTATTGGTGTGCATATTGATTTGAGCGGTTGTATCCGTTTGACTCACATCAATAAAACTGTACTGGCGGATTTCCGCTTCCGCATAATACGTCTCCGGAAATGCCATATCGAATGCGCCTTGCCCCACGTCAACGGTTTCTTGGCTTGTTTCATTTTGCGGCACATTTTGTATTTGATTCATCCATGCTCTAAAGTATGATGCACCAAAATTTGTTCCATCAGGCCCAATGGGCACAACGAATGTGCATGAGAGTGGGGGAAATTCACTAAAATATGGAACTTTGCGAGTGAACCCGTAGATAGATTGATCGGCCGTCGCAAACCCTCGACCCGGTAATGAAACGGACGTGCACACTAAACCTTGTTGAAGGAAATTCTCAAACCCGAATTGTGTTGTTCCATACTGAGGGCCATAAATTTGATTGCGTGAGGCATAATTTGGATCAATAAACGGTAATGCGCTAATCCGGAAATCAAACCAATTTGATTTCTGAAATCCGTATTGACCGACCTCCGACATAAACTTCTGTAGATTAGGCATACGCGTGCGCTCTATCCTCGTGTAATCTTCTTTCGTGACTCTGCCCACACCGTGCTGCGTGTTTCTTTTGCAAATCGCTCCACAGGCAGGAACAATGCGATATCCCATTCACTTTCGCCCACTTGCAGCAAGGGTGTGCGGATGTTCTTTCGCAGATACGAATGAATGCATGGCCGAAACGGCGCAAACCGTCGCACACCATTTAACAGATCGTAGTCAACTGCGATATAGGTATTTAGCGTGTCTGCGGGTGTCTTCGGGTTCTTTTGCACGTTGCGTGCGCGAGTGTAGAGTGCATCAAATAACTTAGCGCGATACAGATTATCAAGGTAGTGAAAGTTCAATCCCAAGAGGTGCGTCGGGCTGCGGTCAATGATAAGGGTGAACGGAAACCGATCATAGTATTCTAATGTTCTTGCATGCTCAGGCTGGTAGACATAGAAGTACAGTCGGCCGGGACGTGCTTGCGACACCGGCACCAACCGTTTTGCGTAGGATGTGTCTTTCGCTAACTGCGTGTAGGTGATCCGATTGGAGTAGCTATTTTGCCATGCTCGCAACGTCGTTGCATACTCACGAAACCAGAGCATCGCTCGTCGTTCTTGTGGGAGCAACCCGTTGCTGTCGAGAATACGTTGTCGAAGCGTTTCGAAAATGCCAACAGACGCCATTTAGATACCTTTTCCGAACAAATGCTCTTCGGTGAGCACTTGAAACACCCATTTGCGTTCGTTACAGAATCGTTCCGCAGCATCCCATTTTGCGTGGTTGATCGCGACGGTCATGGATTCTTGTAGGAACTTTTTTGATTTGCGTTTGACGTGACGCAGTTCTGACTGTGCTTTGGGTTTGATTTCGATCAGAAACGTTTGTGCGCCATTCGTCGTGCGCACCTCCATTAGCACGTCAGGAAAGTACCGGTGTATGCGACCATCGACAGGATGTAGATACGGAATGCAGAACTCTTCTGACGCCCAGCGGAGGACGCCCGGAGTGGTGTCGCAATAGACAAAAAACTTTCGCTCCCAACTGGAGCGATAGATAATGTTCGTCGTATCCCCGGCGTATTTTTCCGGATGCTGCGGTATGTACCGACCTTGATATGCCACCGATACCCTTATGTGATGTGTGACTAAATAGAAAGACGATGCCTCATTTCACATCTTGGAGTATTTAGAGAGCACTCATGGCCGACGAACCACTACTTCAATCTTCTTCGACGATATCTAATGCACCAATCCCCACGAAATATCCAATGGAACTCGGGACACCCGGGCCCTTTGAAAAATGGATGCTGTTTGAGGCACGTAGCAGTCGGCACGCAGGTAGACGTGGATTGGCCTCTGAAGGAAATGGGCAGCAAGATCGAACTCTAGCCAGTGTGCAGTTGTATGTGCCCGCCGAAGCTTTAAATTCACAGATTGCTGCGACGTACGATACCAACGACTTGGGCCCGTTTATGGGAGTGTTGTCCGAAGCGGGTGCGCGACAGCCTGAGTTAATATCGGCGTTCAAAGGTATTGGCGCGGTTGCAGACGATATATTGGGTTTACTGCCCGGTGGCGCTTCAGCAGATCTAGGGAAAACAATTTCTGATGCCGGTTCTGCAGTTAGCAGTCTGTGGCAAGCTGGTCTAGGAACCATTACACAAGCTGGTGGTGGTGCCACCGTAAGGCAAGCGGCTCTTGCAAAAGTATTGCAGATGGTTGATGAGAAGTTTCAGGGTGGCCTTCCCCAAGCTCTCGGTGTTCGGCCTAATCCTCGTACAGACGTCTTGTTTTCACATATCGGATATCGCACACATCGTATGGAGTTTGTGCTTATTCCCCGAAGTGAAGAAGAGGCGCGGGCTGTTGATGGTATTATCAAGTTCTTTCAATTTTACATGCTTCCCGCATACAGTCCCGCAGTCGGCACTAATCAGGATATTGAAGGAATGCTCATGGGGTTTCCGTATGAATTTGAAATATCGTTTTGGAGCGAATCGAAGCCGAGCATGCACCACTTTAACAAAATTGGCCGGTCGGTGTTGCAAAATGTCTCCGTCGACCATGCCGGTGCTTCTCAAGTAGCATTTTTCCGAGCATCAAACGGCGAATTATTTCCAGCGGTCACCAAACTTTCTTTGGAGTTTCAAGAGGTACGGCTGCTGGCTCGCGACGAAGAAAGTGCAGATACCTCAGCAAGCGGTCAAGGTCTTATTGACCGAGGAGATGTTGGTAATTTCCCCGACCCGAGTCGCGTCAGGCTCGCGGACGTTGCCAAGAAGATGATCACAGAGGGGGGTAAAAAGTAATGAATTACTTCTCAAACTTTCCCGTCGTTCCCTACACGTATCGTACGGAAGATGGTGCGCCGTACGATGTGCTCGTTTCCCGCATTACGTCGCGTACGAAGTTGGCGCAGCGATTGCAGCAAGTGCAGGTGTCGCTGTATGATTACATCATTGCCGACGATGAGCGCCCAGATACTGTCTCGATGAAGTTATACAACACGGTGAGCTACACATGGATCATTCTGGTGGTGAACAACATTCTTTCGCTGTACGACTGGCCGCTGACAGAAACGGAAATGGCAAGCTATCTGCGCAGTAAGTATGGTAGTCTCGCCGCAGCACGTGAAGGCACTCCCTATTATTTCACCATCGACGGCGATCAAGTAGACGCGATCACGTACACGGAACTGACTCCTACACGTCGTGGCGCGATTCAGACGCCGTATGAGTATGAAGTCTCGCTGAACGAAGCGAAACGTCGCATCAAGGTAGTATCCGCATTAGCGGCTCCGCAGATTGCCAACACATTGCGCGAATTGTATCGATAGGCACATGCATGTCTTTGAGACAACGGCAAGTTAAAATTATTGACTGCAGTATTCTGACACCGAATCAACCGGTGCCCGTCTCGATCTTAGATGGTGTGCGCCGTATCGATGTGTACGAAAGCATTTTTCAGAATACCATTTCCGGAAGTATCGCCGTCACTGACAAAGCGGGTCTTGTTGAACTGCTGCCGATTGTCGGGGTCGAACATCTCTTTCTGGACTTTGCGATTGACGGAACGAACACGCGGTTTCGACGCGTATTTCGCATTACGAAAGTTCACGACCAAGTGTTTCTGCGTAACGACTTGCGTGACTTTATCATCGAGTTTGCCACTCCGGAATTTGTCGCCAGCACGTCGCGACGTATCTGTCATCGGTTTCACGATATAACGTGTGCCGACGCGGTGAAAACGATTGTGAATCAATATTTGGGTACAACAGACGAGACAAAACAGTTTACCTCTAAGTTCGTGCCGGGTTCGCCCGAGCCGACATGGGGAAAGATCGATGTCGTCATTCCCAATTACACACCGCTTCGGGCGATCAATTATTTTGCGATGCTATCGTTACGTAACGAAAACCGGCAAAGTGGCGGATATTTATTTTTTGAAACACTCGACGGGTTTCATTTCTCCAGTTTGCACCGCCTGATCGAACACGGAAAAACGCAGGCACAGCAATTGCCGGTGTTGCACGTGAATTTAACGCAGTCGTCGTCTTCGGAAAATACCGACAATGCGCGTAACGCGATTTTTCGGTTTCAACAGGAGCATGCGTTCGACTTGCTTGGGGGTATTGCGTCCGGCATGTATCGTTCGCGTATGATCCATTTCGACTTTCTCGCACAGAAAATCAACGCACATAAGTTGTCTGTTACCGATAGTTTGTATACCGATGCGTTCAAAGACACAGCTTCATCACATCTGAATACATATCCGTTGTATCCAGAGAACTATGACCGCGAGATTGGCCCGAGTGTACAACAGTTCATGGTGCCGACGAATGTCTGGTCGACCGCGAATACCAGCACACCCGCAGGCCAGAAAGCATTCCAGCAAGAACAATTGATGCACGAATCGATCATCCATCGAAACCGTCAATTGCGCGAACTGCGCCAAATCGAATCGTTGGTGGAATTGCCCGGTCAACCACAAATACGCGCCGGTAGCGTGGTGCGCGTGATATATCCGATGACGAATGCCTTAGCGGGCGCGGATGGTACTGATACGACACAAAGTGTTCGACCAACGGCACGCACGACTGCGCATAGCGGCAATCACATGGTGTCATCGGTACATCACATCATGGTTATTAAAACCCCCGGCGAATTTGACTATCGGATGGCATTGCGCGTCAATAATGACTCGTTAAGTGTACCGATGCGTGGATTATAGTCTCATCGAGAATGTGTAAATAGCAATATGGATGCATCATCATCAGCAATGTCTTACTTCACCGGCATGGATGGGTTCATCTGGTTTGTCGGGATTGTGGAAAAAATTGGCGGCGATCCTCTGCATCTGTTTCGCAGCAAAGTGCGCATTCTCGGATGGCACGAAATGGATACCTCGATTCTGCCTACCGATCATTTGCCGTGGGCGATGCCGCTACTTCCACTGACACACAGTCGCATGCCTATTGATATTCGCGAAGGTGATTGGGTGATTGGATTCTTTCTTGATGCACAGTTAGGTCAGCAACCGATTATCTTTGGGAAGCTACCCGCATATCCGTCAGATAATCAAACAGGTTCTCAAGGTGGAAATAGCTAATCATGGCGATTGCGAATACTGCGAGCACGGCAAATAAGAATGATGGCGGCCGCGATATGCGCACGCCAGCAGAACTGGCGATTGCACCGGATGAACCGGTTTCACGTGAACCCGCGCCACCGACAAAGAAGCTTTCGTTTCTCGACAAAGCCAAACGTGCGCTTGGCACCGTCAGCACGGCCATAAGTCTTGGTGGTGCCTCGATCAATGCGTATAAGAAAACGTTTCAACAAAAAGATCAACTCACCGCACTGAGTACTTCCGTTACGCAGACACTCACATCATTTGATGTCGCGTCGAAGGGTGTGTTGCGAGGCACCATTCCGCAGCAAGATACGATCATTGCAGGATTACAGCAAGCAGCAAATACGTCGGCCACCACGTTTCCTTCCGCAACGGAGATGGTGCAGATCTCGGGCATGCCGCCAGGATTCGTCACGTCGGCTGCACAGTTAGCAGAAGCGGCCGCGGTATTAGCAGAGCGCAAGCGGCAGCTTCAAAATGTACAGCAAAGCCTTGAGAAAAAGAAAAACGATATCACGACAGGCACCGGCGCTCGGGTGCAAGAAAATACCGCTCGTACGACCTATCCCAAGCCATCAGAGATTGGGGCGCCCTCTGTCGCGCCATTAGCGGAGGGCGGCACCGCGGCGGCGAAAGAGCCCGCGTTAGCGGATAAACAAAAATCCGTTTCTGCGGGTAATGCGATTGCGTCTGGCAAACCGAGTTTTTGGAGTCGCTTCAAACAACTAGCAGATTTTTCAAAAGCTCCCGGTTACAACTCGACGTTGAATGTGGTCTTTACGGATAAGTCACGTCAAGCAGGATGGAGTGAACCTGCACCGCCGTATGCCGCACAGTATCCATATAACACCGTCGTGAAAACCTCATCCGGGCACATTGTCGAATACGACAATACGCCCGGTGCAGAGCGTATTCACATTTTTCATCGGTCAGGTTCCTTTATCGAAATGCATCCCAACGGCACCGTGGTCTATAAGTCGTTTGCGGATGGCTATACCGTCACACATGGCAATCAATACGTCAAGGTTGATGGTAGTTGCCACGTCAGTGTGGAAGGTGATGTGACGCTCTATGCAAAGAATAAAGTGGATATTAAGAGTGAAAACGATGTGAGCATTCACACAACGAAAGACTTCAATGTGTTTGCGGAAGGCAACATTGCGCTTCGCTCTAAAAATAAAACCACCGTCGATGGCTCCGTTGTGGATCTTCGATATGTGAAACTGGGTGAGGGTATGCCGGTCGCTCCGGTGCCTGGCGGTGTGGCGCCTCTCGTCGATCTGAAGGCGCTCGCGGTTGACTTTCCATTGTTTGCGCGGGCGATCACTCTAGCTACAGCAGAATATAAAGGTGCGATTGCGAAGAGTGCCGCAGTGATTACCACGAAGATGGGCACAGAACTGGCCGCGGCCGCGGCGCTCGCGACACCTGCGTCACCGTCAGCAGGCACGACAGCGATGGCGACGAAGATTCTGTCTGCGACAAAGGATACCTTGAAGCAGATCGATTTGGTATCACTCGGCGCCGCGGCGTTTCTAAAAGTACTCAACGCGAAATCCGAACCCATTCCCGCAGATCGCGTTCCGAAGACCAGCCCGTTGGCTAATCCGTTGATCTATAACGCCACCACGCAAGCCGCAGTCAATTACCGTGCGGTACAACTTGATACACCTGAAGAAATGCGCGCCACGGATTTATATCAAGCGCATCTCGATACGCGAAAAGCACTAAAGGATGTTGCGAATACCTACATGAATGTGATTGGCGGTGCAGCGTCGCAACCAAACACGAATATTATCGCACCAGCAATACTGCCGTTGGTTGATTTTCTGAACCGCGATACCTATCGTGGTGTATACACATTCACTCCTTCCGCAGTACTTGCGAATACTTCATTCACCGTTGCGGATCTCGTCGATAGTTTATCGCGGGCAGATGTCGCAAATTTCGCGGCGACAGATAGCATTGAACCCAGTGATACAGGCATCACTGTGAATGGTGAGCCTGATGCTACTGCGTCAACCACCTCTACACCAAACACAACATCCGGTGGTGCAGGTGGAGATGTACGTCAACCTAATACCGAACCGTCTATCTAATCATGACTGACTATCAGAACCCGTATGAACCTACGTATGTGCGAACGCAGATCGAAGCGGCATATGCGAAACGTGAACAATACCGTTCCATCATGGAGCAATCGGGATGGCGCGCCAATCCACTTTCAGCGGATGGGCCCTCAGGGCAACCATATTGGTCGGGTCTTCCGACACCACGTGAACTTGATTTTTGGATGGTGCAAATTATCGGGCGTGATAGTGGTTGGGGTGCGTTGTGGACGGATGAAGAATTGGCCACGCGGAATGCAATACCCGGCCCGGCGGCAACCGGATGGTCGCCAACCGATGGGTGGTATTGGGAACAGCGAATCTTATTTCCGTGGCTCTATGCCGTCTCATCGTCTGCGGATGTCACAGATACCTCGACGATAGATACCAGCAGAATTCCACAGACGGTGACGACGGTGGTGCCTGACAAGGCCGCCGTATCTGCTTCGGCATCCGCCGCCGTTGGCATCACTCCGCAACTTGGATTGCTGGAAGACGACATTCTGTATAACCTTGCGTTGCTAGCCACTAACGTGCTGCAACCATTGAAACGAAAATATCCCAACATTGTTATTGTCAGTGGATTTCGTCAAGTCAATACAGGTTTGAGCCAGCACGAAAAGGGTGAAGCCGTTGATCTGCAAGTGCGCAATCAAACGCCAGAACTCTTATATGAGATTGCTGACTACATTGCCAAGTCATTACAGTTTGATCAATTGATTCTGCATTATTGCGACGAACCTGCAATTTCGTGGATCCATGTCTCGTTTTCCGCGACGTCATTGCGACGTCAGGTGTTGACGCGAAACTACGACGATAGTTTTCTCGACGGCGTGCATTTGATTACTCGATTGACCGGTGAAGCGTATGCACAGGCGCAACGAGAATCCGCGGCGCTCTTGACGCGAATCAATGCAGAATTAGAAATCGAAAAAGCACGGCAAAATAAACTCAACCCGCCCGTCACAATTGGGGATGCGTCGCCTACAACTGAAACAACCGGTGGTGATGGTGACGGAGACACTGGCGCGCCGGGTGTGGTGCCGGATGATCGCGGTATCGTGGCCGCACTCTTCGCTGCGACGCGAGATCAGTATAACTTCTCATCAGATGACGACTGCGGCCGGTTCACGGAAGCTGCCCTCGCGGAACTACGCAGCAAGAGCGCGTATGGGTCGCAGTGGGGTCACCTGCGCAAGAATGCGGGTCAAACCCAATACGCAGGGCACGCGACAGACGTACTGGCGTTCCTCGGCCTTCCCGGCGATCCGGAAGGCGTACAATACAACGGAAAGACGGTCACCGCAGTCGATTTCATTGTCGGCGCGGGTTCCGACACAGCATCACCGGGATGGGGCGTCGATATGCCTCGGTACACGAAAAACGATTGGTATTAGACACACTAAATACTCATATCTATGGCCGAGATATCAACCACATTCAACGTCACTCGTCAGTACAAGGATCTGTCACTGACGTTTGCGCGGAATCCCATTACGAGCGATGTTGTGAGTGTGAGTGGTGCGGAAGCGGTGAAACGCTCGTTGCGCTTGCTGCTTTCTGTCGATACGGGCGAAACCCCGTTTTTTCCGGAGTTTGGTACCCGCATCAAGCGGCTATTGTTCGAACCCATTGATCCGATTACTACCGTACTGCTACAGCGTGAGATCGAAACGACGATTCGCTCATTCGAACCTCGGGTGCAGATTCAACAACTGGTAGTGCTTCCGTCGGCAGATGAGCAGCGGTATGAAGTCAATCTGGTCTTCTCAATGGTGAACCAAACCACGCCGGTGACGTTCACTCTGTATCTTTCACGACTGCGATAACCTATGGCTACACCAGCGTCACAAATTCGGATTGCGGAACTCGATTACGATCAGATTCTCCAGAATCTCGTCGAGTTCATGAAAGCGGATCCGGCATTTTCCGATTACGACTTCTCCGGCAGCGGATTGCGGTTGCTATCTCGCGTGCTGGCATACGTGACGTTCTACAACAATTACTATCTCTCATCGGCCGTCAACGAAGCGTTTCTGGATACTGCACAATTACGTTCTTCTGTCGTGTCACATGCACGGATGCTCGGCTATGCGTCGCATGGCGTGCGCAGTGCGTCGTATGAGGCGAACGTCGTGGTGGTCGTCAGTAACACATCACCGTCAACAATTACACTATCCAAGAACACACAGTTCGTGTTGCAGTCAAACTCCCAGTACACTTTCTACAATACCGATGATGTGGAACTCACGCAGAATGCGACGAGTTTAGCATACGAAGGTACAGGGATTACCTTAGTCGAAGGTCGTCCAGCGCGGTATCGGTTTGTGGTGGATACAAACGATCCGACGCAACGGTTCATTATTCCGAATGCGAATGTAGACTTTAGCCGTTTGTCGGTACAGGTATTTGATAGCAGCACGAGCAACACGTCAACGGTGTTCACGGAAGCAACAAATCTGTTGCTGGCCAACAGTACGTCGAACATCTATTTGGTGAACGAAGCGTATAACGGATATCCCGAATTGAAGTTTGGCAACGATGTTGTCGGTCGAGCCTTACACAATGGAAATGTGGTGCTCGTCGATTACTACATCAGTCGCGGTCTTGACGGCAATAACATTCGTGGCCCGTTCCGTATCAACGACTCAACTATTCCGGGGTTGCAGCGCGGCGTCACCGCGACCCCCGATGCGAACACGGTGCCGAGCCTTGGCGGCAGCGATTATGAGGATATCGAAAACATTCGCTATCTCGCGCCGCTCACCTATGCCACACAGAACCGATGCGTAACCGCAGATGACTACAAAGTGGTCATTCTACAAGACTATTCGGAAAGTATTTCCGCGATCACCGTCTTCGGCGGTGAAAACGGAAACCCGAATGACGCACTCGAACGCCCTGCGTACGGTCGCGTCTACATTGCGATCAAGCCGGTGATTGGCATTCGCTTGACGGAAGTCTTGAAAAATCAGATCGTCGAAACCGCGATCAAACCGCATAGCATCGTGGGTGTGGTGCCGGAAATTGTCGATCCCGATTACATCTACCTGATTGTCAACACGCAAGTCAAATACGACCCGCGGGCAACGACGCGCACCAAGCAGCAACTCGCGAGTGCGGTCGCGGCGACCATCGATACGTACGCAGAACAGAACATCGAAAAGTTCAACACGTCATTCCGTTTCTCTCGTCTGACACGTGCGATTGACGATACCGATATCGCGATCAGTAGTTCATTGACGCGGATCGAATTGCAGAAGCGCATTTATCCTGTGGTCGGCGATTCAAATTCGTTTGTTGTGAAATTCGGTGGGCCGCTGTTGAAGTCGGGAACTACGTCTGCGATTCTTCCGTCATCAACACACCGGTTTGATTATGCGGCCGCCAACGGCACCGTGTTCACCAACTGCATCTTACGCGAATCAAATAACATCATCCAAATTATTGGGTATCAAGATGATGCCACGCACTCTGAGGTGGTCATCAACGAGAACGTCGGCGCATTAGATACCACTACCGGTGTTATGACGCTTTCGAATTTCGCGCCAGAAGCCATTGAAAATGATGCGGTAGATGTCTGGATTCATGCACTGCCATTGACGACAGACTTGACGCCTTCTCTAAACCGTATGTATACTGTCGATGCAAACACGATTGTTGTCAGTCTGTTTGATGAATCGCAAACATCAACCGCGACAGGGTTCTATCAGGGCGGCGTGCTCCGATAAGTTATGCGCGCCTTTCAGCCGGGTCAAGAATTTTATAACATCATCAAGACCGCGATACCGGATTTCGTGGAATCCGAGTATCCGCTGTTTGTAGAATTCATTTCGGCATTTCTACAGTTTCTCGAACAGGAACGTACCACGACGACGAGCACGATTGTGCCTTCGTTCGGGCCTGCAAATCTCGCGGTCACCACCACCGAGACATTGGGTGGGCCGCTCTATGAAGCGCGCAAACTCTTAGACTACCGCGACACACAAACGACACTGGATGAATTCCGTGTGCAGTTTTTGTCAATGTTCGCGAAGAACTTTCCGCAGTATAGTTATCTACCTACGGATTGGTTCGTGCGTTCACTGCGTACGTTCTATCAGGAAAAAGGCACCGAGAACAGCATCAAGTGGTTCTTCCGTGCGTTCTTCAACGAAGAGGCCTCTGTATACTATCCGCGCACGGATATCTTCAAGGCATCCGACGGCACGTGGGTGGCGCCGATTACGTTGAAAGTCAGTGCCCCGATTGACGGTCATGCCGGTGCAGATATTACGACCTACTATACCGGTCAGCGCGTAATCACGTCGACCGGACAGGCAATTGTTGATCGCGTGAGTGCATACGTAGTGGGAGCGTCATTCGGTCAGCGCATTCCCGTCTACGAATTAACGCTCCGCTTCGGAAGTCTTGGTGGTGCATTTACATACGATCAAGAATTAGTCAATATCGACTCCGATGAACAAGTGCGCACACGCATTCTGCCGGTCATCAGCGCGATTACCGTGGGGGCCGGTGGCACACAATATGCGGTGGGTGATTACGTCGCCATTTCGGAAGGCCCCGGCGCTGGTGGTGGGTATAACGCATATGGTGTGGTACGCAGTACGACAAATGGCTCCATCAGTGGCGTCAATGTTGTCAATGGCGGCAATGGGTTTTCCGTTGGTGAACCTGTGGAGTTCTTTAGCGGTTCCGGAAACGGCGCCGCCGGGTATGTAGAAACACTCACTAATACTAAGACCGCAATTTTTCTCGATCTGACAATTGAGCCATTTGCAAACAGCACCGCAACCGTCACATTAGATTCTCCCGACTATGGCGCGGCCACCGGAGTGACTACGCTCAATGGTGCGGATCTTGATACGGCACTAACCGTAGTTTATGCGGCCGCCGACACGAAACCCTTTTACACACCGTGGGTGTGGACAAACAGTACGAATAGTGCTGCGGTATTAGCCAACGTCGCGATACTTGCGGATAACATTTCGGTAACACCTTTCGTAAACACCAATACGGCGACAAGTTCTGGCACAACAGGCAAACTCTTTGTCTTGAACTCCGCTCTTGATGTGACGACGAACACCAGTACTGCCACGATCACCGCGAACGCGATTGGCTACTTCGTAGGTGGATTAGCAGGCAATACTGCTCACACGTATAATGCGACGAAACTCTATTTGAGTAACGTAGCAAATTTGGGATTGTTGACGACCAGCGTGTATGTGAAGCAAGATTACGCGAACACCCAAACAGGCACCGTCACCACGCATGGCAACAGTACCATCGTGGGCGCAAACACCGTGTTCCAAAATGTTCTGCGCGTCAACGCACACATGCGCGTCGGAAACGCGTCTGCAGGCTATGATGTCGTCGTGAAGTCTATTGAGAGTAATA